ACATGACGACACTGCGCGAAAACATTCTTGAAGACATCATGAGCAGCCTGAGCGGCACCACAGGAGTGGGCGCTCGGATTTATCGCAGCCGTGTTGTTCCATTGCAGCGCGGCGAAAGCCCTGCATTAGTGGTTGAGCCTGTAAGTGATACGCCAGAGCAAAACACAAGTTTGCCAACGTTGGACTGGTCACTTGTTGTTCGCGTGTCTGTCATTGTTCGCGGCGACAAGCCTGATGAAGTTGCAGATCCAATCGTTGAAAGCCTGCACGGCAAAATCATGGCTGATTTAACTCTTGGTGGTTATGCCATTGATGTTCAACCGCAAGGCGTAAGTTTTGAAATGGTTGATGCAGATCAGCCGGCAGGTGTAATAGGTTGCGATTATCTAGTTCGTTACCGAACTCGATTAGCTGATCTGACGCAAGGCCCTTAAGATGGAAGATGAAAACTTGGGTCAAGGAGGTGCATACCTTCTTAATCCAAAAACCGGCAAACGAAAGCTCATTGGGCGGACTCAGCCGGCTCAACCTACTAGCCCCAATTTTGAGGTTGTAACCGATGACACTGAGGACGAGTCAACGCCTATTGCTGGCGAAGATTGAAAGCAGCTACGGGTCCGACCCAACAGCTGCAGGCACTGATGCGGTTTTAGTCCGCAATATGGAAATCACTCCATTGCAGGCTGACGCTGTTGAGCGTGAGCTGATTCGTGGATATATGGGCAATTACGACATCTTGCTCGCAAATCAACGGGTTGAAATTACGTTTGAGGTTGAGCTGGCCGGTTCTGGAGCTGCAGGCACAGCGCCTAAATGGGATGCAATCATGCGTGCCTGCGGCAACTCTGTAACCACAGTGGCCAGCACATCGGTCACTTATGCACCAATCAGTAGTTCGTTCGAGAGTTGCACTCTTGTTTACGCGGTTGACGGTGTGCAGCACAAGTTAACTGGTTGTCGTGGCAGCTTCGCAATTACTGGCGAAGTTGGTCAGATCCCTGTGATTAATTTCACAATGACTGGTTTGTTCAACGCTCCGACTGACACCGCAAATCCGAGCACAACTTACGCAAATCAAGCGGCTCCGGTTATTTTCAAAAACGGCAACACCACAAACTTTACTTTGTTCAGTTACGCGGGTGCATTGCAGTCCTTTAGCTTTGACCAATCCAATACGACTGTTTACCGCGAATTGGTTGGTGGGACCAAAGAAGTTTTGATTACTGATCGCCGGCCGAATGGAACGATTGTTCTTGAGGCTGAATTGCTTGCCACGCATAACTTCTTTACCGATGCCACTGGGACTAGCACCGGAACCAATACGTTCCAACATGGTCAATCCGCTGGAAACATTGTCACCTTTAGCGCCCCACAAACTGATTTAGGTTCACCAACCTATTCAGATTCAGACGGCATTCAGATGTTGAACTTGCCCTACAATGCAACGCCAACAACTGCCGGGAACAATGAGTACAGTGTTGTTTGCACTTAGTGTTGCGCTAAGCTGACGGCGAATCACCTTTTTTATGGCATTCGTTCTAAAGAAAACCAACTCTTACAAGTGGCCTGTTTCTGTGGACGTTCCTGTTGATGGGGGCAAACATGAGCGGGTCACTTTTGACGTTGAGTTTAAAGATTTGACGCAGAGCCGGTTATTAGAAATTGCAGATTTAAGCTCTGAAGGAAATTTGACAGACGTTGAGGTTGCTCGTGAAGTGATTTTGGGATGGGCCGGCATTGAAGACGAAGATGGCAAGGAGTTGCGTTACAGCATTACAAAGCGCGACGAGTTGCTCGAAGTGCCAATGATGGCAACCGCGATTGCAGGCGCTTACCTGGAAAGCAAGCAAGGAGCAAAAAGAAAAAACTAGAGGAGGCCGTTGAACATCTTTTCAATGGCCCATCCGATGACAGCCAGTTAATGGCTGATGCGGCAGCGTTTGGGGTTTCGTTGCCAAAGCCTGAGGCGCAAAAAGATTTTGAGGTTTGGGAGGAAAATTGGCCAGCTGTTGAAATGTTTTTACGTTGTCAAACGCAGTGGAGACCAACAATGGGAGGGGTTTGCGGCTTGGACTATACAGCTGTGGAATGGCTGTTTAGACTGTACGAAGTCGAGAATCAACCGGCCGTGCTAGAAGACTTGCAGGTTATGGAAGCGGCCGGTTTAAAAATCCTTAACCAACGGAGCAAGTAATATGACCGCTAAGTTTGGGATGCTTATTAGCGCCAAGACGACTGGCGCTAACGACATAAAACGTCTTGGCAACTCCATGCAAGGCGTGCAGGGCAAGGCCAAAAACCTTGGCAATACTGTCAAAAGTGTTGGGACTGCTTTTAAGGCATTATTTGCGGCAGCAGCGGTTGCCGGTTTTAGCCGATTCGTTACAGGTGCAATTAACTCTGCAGATGCTTTTGGAAAACTTAGTACCAGAACTGGCATTGCTGCAGACAAGCTGCAAGCGTATGCCAACGCAGGAAAATTGGCAGATGTTAGTCAAAGCGATTTAGAGACTGGTTTGCGTACTTTGGCTCGTACGCAGGCCGAAGCTGCTGATGGTGTGGCTACTTATAGCGACGCATACAACAAACTAGGTGTTGCGGTAAAAGGTGCAGACGGCAAGTTAAAACCGTCTGATCAGTTGCTGGGTGAAATTGCAGACAAGTTTAAAGACTTGCCAAACGGCCCGGAAAAGGCTGCAATTGCAATGGATGTTTTTGGCAGATCCGGGGCCAAATTAATTACGCTTCTCAACGGCGGCACTGAAGCCCTTGAGCGGTTTAATTATGAGACCAGTGAAAACTTTGCGCAAAACGCTGAATACTTTAACGACCAAATTACTATCTTGCAAATTAAATTTGATGGCTTTCGCAAACAATTAGCGGACGCTTTGTTGCCTGCGTTAAACGCAATTCTTGAAGTATTTAGCGATTTGTTTGAAAGTGGTCAAGATTTCACGCCTTTGTTCCAAATTATTGAAGCAGGCGTTCGCGGCGTTGCTTCTGTTATTTTAGGTTTAGTCCAATCCATGCGGTTCTTTACTCGCACGATTCAAGACCTTGTAAAAATTGCAACTCTTGTAACTAGCGGCAAATTTAAACAAGCTTTTGACGTAGCAAAAACTGGCTTGTCCGACACAAGAGCGCAATTTTTTAAAGATATAGAAGCGCAAGGGAAAGTTTTATTTGGAAGATCTGAGGTTGGCGCTGATTACGGTGGAGGCGGGCAATTTCAAGTTGGAGACTTTGTGGGCGGCAGCGAAAGCGCAAGAGGCAAAAAGGCCGCAAAAGAAAAGGCAAAAATGTCTGAGCTTGAGTTTAATTTAAGGCAGCAGATAAGAGACGCAAGAATCGCAGAAAATGAAATTGCGCAAATAACGGCAGAATTTGATTTAAAACGTTTTGAGATAGGGAAAAAGTACAGTGACGATATTTTGGCAAAAGACAATGCAATATTGGACGCACAACTTGACAAATCTGAGGCCATAAATGCAGTTTTGAATCAACGCGATCAAGACAGAATTAAGCAAGAAAAAGCCATAAAGGAAGCCCAACAGGCGCAGTTGGAATCTGATCCTGGTTATCAGATGAAACAGCAGCTTGAAGAGTTGCTAAACGTTCAGAATCAAGTTGCCGGTGGTGCAACTGCGATTGGCAATGCTTTCGCAAATTCATTCCGCAGTGTTGTTGATGGCAGCAAAACAGCCAAGGAAGCTTTGGGCGACATGATGTCAGCCGTTGCTGAACACTTTATGGACATGGCCGCAAAGATTATTGCTCAACAGCTAGCAATGATCTTGTACGGCACGATCATGAAGGCGCTAGGCGTTTCAATGCCTGGTGGTGGCGGTAGCGCATCTGATCCTTTTGGGACAGGGCTCTCAAGCGTTTCGCAAATTGGCGGCGGCGGAATGGTTAGCCCTTTTGCCGATGGCGGCGTTGTAAACAAACCAACAAACGCATTAATTGGTGAAGGTGGTGAGCCTGAGTATGTGATCCCGCAATCAAAAATGCGCG